TACCATTGATGGTATGTCTGTTACAGTACAAAAGGATAATGTCGAAAAGGCATTAAGAATTTTGAAAAAGAAATTACAAGATGACGGAAGATTAAATCTTGTTAAGGAAAGAGAGCACTATATCGGTAGAAGTGAAAGACGAAGACTCTCTAAGAACTCTGCGAAAAGAAGATGGAAAAAAGAATCCGCAGGCAAAAATCATCACGGAAAAAGGATAAGGTTATACTAATGGCAAATATTAAAATTTTTAGATTATCAAGTGGCGAAGATGTGATTACTGAAAAAGGTGACATGACAGATACACATACTTCATTTATTAAACCATTCGTGATTGTTCCTATGCAACAATCGCCAGGATCTGGTCAAGAGGTAAGAATTGCCTTTACACCATTTATGCCTTATGGGGATGAAGAAACAATTCAAGTTAAGAACGCACATATTGTTTCTGAAGTATTACCACATACAGACATGAAAAATAATTATAACCAGTATACTGGTGGTGTGGTTGAAGTAGAAAATAAAATTATAACTTAATAAAAGAGAGGGATAATGACACCTGAACAAAAAGCAAAAGCAGCAGAAAGACTAAAAGCAGCAAGGGCAAAAAAGAAACCTGCTGAAAATAAATCTATTGCTAAAAATGTTGTAGAATTAGATGAAGAAGATTTTTTTCATCATGAAAATGTAAAGAGGTGGATTAAAACGCAAACAGATCTTCAAACATATCTGAAGAAACAAGTAAGAAACAATGTAAGACACGCAAACTCTAAATTAAATACCAGTAAAAATTATGTACAGCAAATGAGACAATATCTTAGAGAAGGTATTTGGTTGAGTTTATTTGCTGGTGAATACATGGATATTTTACTTAAAGAACCAGCAGAATGGCAGATGGAAGACTATGAAGATGTCAGATTTATCATGGGTGGTAGATGGGGAACAGGTTATAGATTAATAGAAGAACCTAATAGTATTTGTTTTGAAGGAAGAGGTGATTTTTACGATGAGTGATAAAGTAAAAGATAATGTAGTTTATGGTCCATGGTCAGGAACTGTAAAATCTGGTACACAGGTGGGATTAAATGAACCAATACCTATAAACAAAAAGAAAGAAGAATCTACACAAAAAAAGATTGCTGAGAAATTAGCAAGAGTTGATGCGATGACTGAAAGTTTAATGGTCGCATTAATATACAGTATGCAAGAAGATGATATTGATATTGGTGATGACAATTATATAACTGATATAGGTTTGGTTGCCGAAGCAGTAAAATCTTGTTTGTTTAGGCAATTTAAATATCCACACATACTTCAAGAATTAACTGACTTGACTATGTTAAGGGGTGAAGTTGAAAATGACTTTGGTGAAACAGTTAGATATTCTAATATTGATACTGAGTTTCTAATGAATTTAATTGACTCAGGTTATGAAGATGTGTTGGATGACGAAGACGAAGATACTGCTGAGTCTGAAGGAAAAGATATTTATAGTGGTGCATTTTCAGAAGAAGATTTAATGTCTGATGAATTTCCTGGCATGCCTACAAGTGTTGTAGGAATTATTACAGATGATGAAGAAGGTGATGATGAAGTTCCACCAAAAGTTTAGTCCAACAATACTAGAAACTAAAGCACCAGATGAGTTTATTAAAATAATTAATAGGATAGGTGATGATGTTTTAAGTAATGATGTAAAATCTAAAGAGTGGGATTTTTCAGAAAAGTTAGTTGGTAAAGTTAAGAAAGAAGTACAGATACCAATGACAGATAAAGATGAGTCTACATACTGTTTAGACATTATGAAAACTGCATGTCTTGATTATCTGAAAGAAATGATAGAATTAAATCGTGCTTATGATTGGATGAAAGTAAGTGGTGGATTACCAACACCAACAAAAGATAATATCAATATAGCACAAAGTTGGATTGTAAGTCAGTATCCTGGAGAATACAATCCTTGGCATAAACACAGTGGTAATTTTTCTGCTGTAATTTATTTAAAGATACCGAAAGATATGGAAAAAGAATACGATATTGAAACTAGAGACCACTACCCATCAACTGGATTTATCGAGTTTATGTATGGTCAGTCAGAAGATTTTAGAAGTGATACGGCAATGTTTAAACCTGAAGTTGGAAAGATGTTAGTATTTCCTTCTTGGTTGAAACACTCGGTCTATCCTTTCTACACTGATGGCGAAAGGAGAAGTATGAGTTTCAATGCATACTATGGAGTACGAGCATGATAATATTGGATATGAACCAAATATCATTAGCAAGTTTAATGATGCATCAACATATGACTAAGAGTTCTGAAGTAGAAGAAGATGCTGTTCGTCATATGATTTTAAATTCAGTTAGAATGTATAGAAGTAAATTTATAGATGAATATGGTGAAGTAGTTTTGGCATACGACTCTAGACATTACTGGAGAAAAGATTATTTCCCAGAATACAAAGCAAGTCGTAAGAAAGGTAGAGAAACAGATAACAAAGATTGGGATAAAATATTTCAAGTTCTAAATAATATAAAGTCTGAACTAAAAACTATATTCCCATATAAATTTTTAGAGGTATATGGTGCCGAAGCAGATGATATAATTGCTACTCTTTGTAAGAAATACCAAAATGAGAAAGTAATGATAGTATCTGGTGATAAAGATTTTATACAATTACAAAAATATGACAATGTAAAACAATACAGTCCAACACAAAAGAAATTTATCAATGATATCAACCCTTATACATATATACAAGAACATGTACTTAGGGGAGATAAAGGTGATGGTGTTCCGAATGTATTATCACCTGACCAAACCTTTGTAAATGAGATAAGACAGAAACCACTTAGTAAGAAAAAGTTGGAAAGTCTGTTAAATCTAGATGTTGATAGTTATCCTAATGAAATTAAGAGAAACTATCAAAGGAATGTCATGTTAATTAATCTAGATAATATTCCTGCTGAGTTAGAGGAACAGATTCTAGATGAATATACTTCAGCACCATGTGGTGATAGAAGTAAACTATTTAATTATTTTATTGAGAATAAACTTAAAACATTAACCGAATCGATTGGAGAATTTTAAAATGCATTTATTATTTAATGAGATCTTTGACAAAGTATCAAAGGCAAAAACTAAACCACAAAAGATTGATATCTTAAAAGAACATGAAAGTGACTCTTTAAAGATGTTAATTAAATCATCGTTTGACCCAAAAATTGAATGGGTATTACCAGTAGGAAATGTTCCTTATGTTGCTAATGAAGCACCAGCAGGAACTGAACATACAGTTCTAGAATCTGAGTGTAGAAAGATATGGCATTTTATTAAAGGTGCTGATAGACAAACACCACAGTTTAAGAAAGAACAAATGTTCGTACGCATGCTTGAAGGTCTACAAGAAGAAGAAGCAAAGGTGTTAATATCCGCAAAGGATAAAAAGTTACATCAGATGGTCAAAGGTTTATCAAAACAAGTTGTTAAGGAAGCATTTAACTGGAATGATGATTTTATGCTCAATGAGTAATAAAATTATTTTTAAACTCTTTATTTATCAGTAACTTACATGCTTGACATTTCTCGTCCAGTAGTGTATAATAGTGTTTTCTTTTGAGAGGATATTCATGAGAATCATGAGAGACAATTTAATTGAAGTCGTTGGTGGCAGGAAGTCTCAAAGAGAAGTTGCACATAAAGTCGTAGCATTTATGATTAAGAAACTTTTGCCAAGACTAAGAACACTAGAGATTACGATTGAGTTAAAAAGTATCCCTCAAAGAGATAAAGCATGGGGACTTGTAGAAATACAAGATAATAATCGTGAGTTTATTATTGAGTTAGAAAAGAAACTATGCTTATATGACTTTGTAACATCTCTAATACATGAAATGATACATGTAAAACAATATGTAAGAAATGAACTGAAAGACGAAGGTCTAACAGTTTTTTGGAAAGGTGAAGATTGTTCCAAAATTGCTTACTCAAAACAACCATGGGAAGTAGAAGCATATACATTACAAGGTCGTTATTCAATTGATTTTTGGGAGAGTGGTATATTATGAAAATTAAATTATTAAACATTATGACTGCGTTTTTACTAGTCTTTATTGTGGCAGTATCAGCACACAGTATGAATGAAGTATTAACAAATCAAGAAGCAGAGCAATTAGCAGAAATTATTGATGAGAGTGTTACATACAATGACAGTCAAATAACTTGTCTAGCAAATAATATTTACTTTGAAGCAAGAGGACAAGGTAAAGTTGGTTGGATAGCAGTTGCGTTTGTTACAGTAAATAGAATGAACGATAAGAGATATCCTAACACCATTTGTGGAGTTGTACATCAAGCACCAACTCGTGAAAGTTGGAAGAAGAATGGTAAGTATTATCCTATTAGAAACAAGTGTCAATTTAGTTGGTACTGCGATGGTAAGGCAGATACAATTTACAATACAAAATTATACGATGAGATATATGCATTCGTTCATAATATTATGACATCAGATTATATTATAAAATATATTGATATAACTGATGGTGCGACACACTACCATGCCGACTATGTTACACCTGCATGGGCAGAGACTAAAACTAAAACTGCGGAAATTGGAGACCATATATTTTACAGATGGGAGAAAAGATAAAAAAAA